GCTTTTGGTTCAACTTCTTTTGTTTCTTTTTTTTCAGCTTTTGGTTCAACTTCTTTTGTTTCTTTTTTTTCAGCTTTTGGCTTAACTTCTTTTTCTACTTTATTTACTTTTAGTCCTATAAATGTTGCCATATTAGTCCCTCCTATCCTTCATATGAGCAATATACACCAGCTAATTTGTTCTCGTATACATGTCCATATAAATTGTTATTTCTATACTTAAATACATTGTCATCAGCAATTTGGTCTTCATCTGGTGTAAAGTATTTAATAAATTGATCCATAGCTGTTACAGCAGCAGATTTTTCAACACATAAGAAGTTGATTTCTTTTCCACCTTCTATTAATTCGTAATAGTCTGATGTTGAAGGATTTCCTGTTGGAGCAGATACTTTTGAATATGTGTCTGATGATTTTGTGTAATATGTTTTTCCTGATGTCACAGCCGTATCTGTTGATTTAACATATGTGTCTTTAGCTTTTTGATATCCGTAGTTTTCTTTTCCATTATTTAATGTTACAGCTGTATACATTCTTGTTTGAGGTACTTCAATTATTGTTGCAAATCTTTCTAAAACTTTCTTTGATTTAGTTGTATCTAAATCATCTATCATTCCTTTTAAAGTTGGTGTTATGAATAAGATTCTATTTTCTGCTGAAACTTCATCTTCATCCATTTTATTTGTGCATGCTCTTAATGCACTTACAACTCCTGCGCCATCAGAAATTGTTTCTTTTTTTCTTGATATCCCATCTACACCTGCTATTTTTGCAATTCTTGCAGCATCTGTTTCTGGAACCACTTTAGTTCTTACAAACTCTCCAGATAATTTTGCAAATGGTAATCCTAGTGCTTCTTGATTGTCTAATCTATCGATTCTTAAATCTTGGCTTCTTTCTTTGTCATATTTTATCGTTTCCCATTTAAACTTTGTTGAACCTTTTGTATATCCTGAATTTCTATCAAAGTCTCCTAAACCGTCCATGTCTAATTTAGCTACTTTGATTTCTCCATTTTGTCCTTTTTGTACTGTTGTTTCATCTCCATCTAATATAGATGTTTTTGCTTCATTTTTATATACTTCATCTAATTTTGGTAAGTATATTGTTGCTAATTCAATATTATTCATTTTTCATTCTTCCTTTCTTATTTTAATCCCATTGCTTTTCTTATTGCTTCGTCAGCACTTGGCTTATTACCAGATGGGTCTGGATTGTATGGTGGTTTTTCTTTTGACCACTCATTTACTGCTTTTTCTGTAATTCTGTCTTGAATTGCTTTTATAAGCTTTGTTTTTTCTTGTAATTGCTCTGCTGTCATATTTTCATAATCAAAAAGATTTAAAAATTCTGGATCAAATGCTGTATCTTGTGTTGTTGCTATTTTTAAAGCTTCATCTTTTAAATCTCTAGCATTTAACTTTCTTTGCATTGCTTCATAATCTTTTTGTTGCTTTTGCAATTGATATTGTAATTTTTCAGTTTCGTTCATTTGTGCTAATCTTTCAGCCTCTGATTTTTCAGCATCATTTTTTGCTTTCCAACTATCTTGTGCTGTTTGAATAGCTTTTTGAACTCTCCTGTCAAATTCTGCTTGATTCTTTCCATCTTTTAAGAAATCATCAAATGTTACAAGGTTGTTGTTTGCTCCTGTATTATTTTGGTTATTTGCTCCCGCTGGTTCATTATCTGCCCCAGTATTAGCATTGTTTGTATTATTATCTTGTCCTTCCATTTCCTACTCCTTTTGCCCCAGCCATTGCCTAAGCCCCAGCCATTGCGAATTTGTATTCTGTTGTTCTTTATAGCCTGCAATCAGTAAAAAGGCATAAAAAATAGACGTACGTCTACGTCTAAAAATTTATAATTATAAAATGTTAATAACTTATTTATTCTTTTTGCTCTCCATAATCCCCTGATAAAACTCAAATTTTATTGGTTCTATAAATAATGGTCTTAATATTGTAATTATAGTAAATATAATCCAATACCAAGTTGGCATTTGTAATTTAATGCTTAATATTAAAACTAATAACCACATATTTTCCACCTTCTTTCCATAATAAAAGCACCTACTTTCTAGTAAGTGCTATTTTTCTAATTCTTTTTCTAAATATTCTTTATACTCTGCAAAACTATTCCATTCGTCATAATTAAAGCCTAATGGTCTTTTTCCATTCTTTTCTATATATTTATGAATTAATTCTTTTATTTCATCTGGTATAATCATTGTATAACTTCACTACCTTTTCTTTAATTTGTTTAAGCCCATTTATTGAATTTATAATATTTAATGTATCTTGGTTTTTATTTAAATATGCTGACATTATATTTGCAGAAAGTTCCTTTTCTATTCTTGTCGAATCCTCTATCCAGTATTTACTTGAATGCATATAGTTTCCTGATATTTTTCCATTAGTTATGGCAGAAAATATATCACTTAATGTCATATTATCTTCATATTTGCTACTTGACAACATATTAATGTATTTATCTTCATCTACATCTATTTGTAATCTTGCTCTTCTCAATTCATTATCTATATTCAATTTATCAGATATATTGTTTCGTACATCTATCATATGTATGATCTCATGTGTTAAACTTTCAGATAAGTCATAATATTTAAAATCTGAGTGGTTTGGATTTATATATATCTTATCATCATCAATACTATATCTCATTGGAACATTTAAGTTATTATCTATTTTTGCATTGTTGCCTGTTAGATATTTATTAAACAGTCTTTTTACATTGGAATTTAATTTTGTGTTGCTTAAAACTTGTTTAATATCTTTAGATATTTTAGGTATATCAAGATTATACTCTGTTTTTCCTTGTTTTTCAACTGGTGCTAAATACATTATGGTTGACCTGCAATAATGGAAATGATGTTGTATTGGCGGAAGATTTAAACCTAATACTAATCCATTGCATCTAATTTTTTGTATTGTTAGCTCTTTTTGTGTCTCACCATAATATCTGTCAAATACATTTTCTTTGTTAATATAAAACTTTAGATTGTTTAAACTATCACACATTAGAGTTGTTTTGTCATCTTCTACTGCAATAAATCTAACTTTTGAATTATCTTCCGTTACTTCTTTTATTCCTTCTACCTTTGCTAGATTATTTAATCCAATCATTTGTAAATCTACTGCACCTGATATCTTATCATTATTTATATTAAGTTTTTGATTATTTTGCCTATTTATTATTATTTGAAACTCATTAGAATCGATTTCTATGTCTTTTTGTTGTTGCATATTTAGAATTGCTTGTTTGTATATTTGTTGTGTATTATATTGCATTGTTGCTTCAATATATTGTTTCCAATTAAATCCACTATAATTTGGTTGGTCTAATAATGCAAGAAATAAAGCCATCGCTAATATTGATGGCTTTTTCTTTTTATTTACTTCTTTTTGTCCGTTCTTCATAGTAATAATTTGCATCTTCATACATTATTTGTTTTTCTTGTTCCTCAAATTTACTTTGTTCTTCTATATATGCACTATAAATTAGTAATTCTAATATTTCACTATTTTTTACTCTTGTTCTTTTATAAATATTGTTTGCTAATGCAGTAAAGTAATTATTATTTTTTAGTAATCCTTGTTCTTTCCAACCGCTCTATATATGTATTTATTCTTTTTTTAGTCTTATTATCAGCAATATTATATATGTTCTCTGATGTAAAATTAAACGTATCAAAGATTTCTTGGAGTCTGTTCTGTGTTTGTCTTGATGTTTTATTATATAGTTGTTTTAATTGTTTTACATATTTGTCATGTTGCTCCCACATATAAAACACCTCTTTCTTATTCCTTACTTATTTGTTTGCTAACTATCTTAGCTTGCTTTTTCTTGTTGTCTGCCGTCAATTTTTGCGTTTTTTGTGTGTCTGTTAAATCTGTTACTTTGTTATCTTTATTATTCTCTTTATTATCTTGCTCTACTCCTGCTTGTCCCATCATTTGCATTTGTTGTAAATTCTTTTGAATATTTTCTTCATTTTGTTTATCTATTTTTTCAAGTTCCGAATTACTGTCTAAATCATCTGGTAGCATATCGATTATACTTGCATCACTTAATAATCCTCTTAATTTCAATGCTCTTGTTGTTTCTGTATCTTTGTCGGTAGGTAGATTTCTTTGTAAATCTATCTTTATACTTCTAAAATCATAAGATTTATGTTTTCTTTTATTTATTCTATTTATAATTGTTTCCCATCTTCTTAATATTGCTTGTTTAAAGTGTTTATCAGCATCTGTTATCATCTGCTCTAATGCAAAGAATTTTCTATCTAATGCACTAGCATTATCTGCGTTTGTAAATCCTAAATCTGTTATATTTGGTACTCCACTTATCATTGCTATTAAATCTATTAATGTTTTCTTATGATTTTCTAGTGCTGTATCTTGTACTGATTTTTCTACCCATGCTATATCTCCTGAATTGTCTGGTGTGTAAAATACTTGCATTTTTAATAATGCTTTGTCTTCTTCTTCTCTTGCTTTATTGACTACTTGTTTAGGCTGTCCATTTTTATCTAATTCTGGATTTCCTTCTGCATCTAATTTTGTGGTCATCAATTCATTTTGTGGTGTAAAACCTGTTATTTTTAATTTTGCATCATCATTGTATTGAAACGTATTTCTACTATTTTGTATTACTCTTTCATAAGCACAAATTAAAGAGACTACCAATTCAAAGCTTGATAATCCCATTTCATTTTCTATTGCTATGCAAGGAAGCATATTCCATTTACTTTTTTCAAATTTTTGTTTATCTTCTTGTAATTTTGCATAATTATTTGGTGTTGGCGAATAGTATCTTTTGCCATTTATTGTTGTTAATTCTACTATTGTTATGTCTGCACCATTTTTATCTCTTTCAGTCCATTTTCTTAATTGTCCTATTTGTTTTACTGGTGTTGAATAATCAAATATTCCTATTGTATTTAATGCACTTTGTTTAGTATATACTATTTCATTATCTTCATTCTCGTATAATACTTCATAGCATCCTCTCATTCCAAAATAATCAAATGCTAAATCAAAATATTCTGTTCCATCATCATTGTATTTACTTATATAATCTATTAATACCTTTAATTCTTCATCCTTGTTTGCATCTGTATTAAAGACTTTATTAAGCAATTTTTTGATTATATTTAATTTTGTTGGGTCTGATATTTTTTCAACATCATATACTGGTACTTTTCCTGCAAAATATCCTGTTACCATTGAATTTATATAATTTTCAAATGCTACTTTTATTTTTTCATCATTTATACTTACTAGTTCAGAATTATCTGTCTTTCTTCTTATTCTTTCATATAATTGTTTTCTTGCATTCCATTCTTTATCTGCTAACATTAATATTTGTGCTACACTGTTTTCATTTTCTATTGTTTCTGGATTCCATTGTATCATTTTTTATTTCCTCCTATATTGGTTTTATATATCCAAATTGTAATCTCTTTTGATTTATGTATTTTTCTACTGCATATCTCATTGCATCCATCAAATGATTAAAGTCATCTATTGGTCTATTTATTTTATTTCCAAACTTATCTTCATCCCAAGTATAGTTACTTATTTCTGTTATAAAATTTACACATCTAGGGTGTATTATTATTTCAAAGTCTTGTATAAATTGAATACCATTGTTTATACTGTCTTTTCCTTTTAAAGCTCCTGTAATATGTCTTAGTCCTAATCCTCTTAATTCATCAATAGACTTCGGTTCTGCACTATCTGCCGTTATCTTTTCTTTTGAATAGCCCATTTTATTTATTTGGTCATATATAGCTTTATTGCTCATACCTTTTTGATATATTTCATCATATACATAAATCTTCTTATTTCTTAAATCTATTGCACCACAAAATAGTGCTGTTGGGTCGTTTGTATAACCAAAGTCCAATCCAAAAGCACTATCTAAGTTTCTTATTGTATTTAATTCCAACTTTTCTTCTTTCCAATTTTCATATACCAATCCATCAACTATACCCCAGTTACCTAATCCTGCAACTTGATATCTTCTAGGATTATTTTTTTTCATTCTTTCAAATACTTTTTTGTCTGCTTCATCTAGCCACTCATTACAAAGATAATTTGTTGTCATTGCTAATATATCCTCATCTTTAACATCAAAAAATCTCTTCTTAATCCAATGATGTTCATTCCAAGGGTTTAATGTTATTGTTATTTGTTTAAATAAGCCTTCTGGAACTTCTCCGTCTTATACTTTCATCTATTACATCAAAATCAGACTCTTTTGTTATTTCGTATGCTTCTTCTATCCATAGCCAACATAAAACACCAATATCTACTGATATTGATGTTACTTTTAATGGGTCATCTAAACCTCTAAAATATATTTTCTGTCCTGTAGGTTTGTATGTTATTTCTAGGGGACTTTCTTTTATTTCCCAAAAACTGTCTACTTGTAATCTATGTATTGCCCACTTTAATTCTGTAAAACAACTGTCTTTTAATGTTCTAAATGTTTTTCTAATTACAAGTGTATTAGCCTCTTTATATTTCATCATATTGCTTATTATCCATAATGCTGTTGTCTTGGATTTTTTACTTGCTCTTGAACCTTTGCATACTCTATATCTACATTTGCAATGCCAATATTCTGCATAACCTTTTCCAACTATGCTTTGTAGTGATATATTATTTACTTGTTGTTGTGTATTTTTATTTATTATTTTATTCTGTAATATCATCTGTTATCACCACTGGTATATTTCCAGCCACTTCAACTTTTTCTTTAAATGTACCATATCTTTTTCCAAGCAGTTCTGCACATTTTGTTCTATCTTGTAATGAAGCATCTAATCCAAACTGGTCTTTTTCTTCTCCTCGCATTACTTTTGTTAAGTACTGTAATACTTCTTCTTGTGAGGCAATTCTATTATTTTCTAGTTGTCGTAATCGTTCTTGAATAAAATAGTTAAGTTTTGTTAAGTTTTCTGCACCTATATTCTTTGCTGTTTTAGGACTATACCCTGCTTTCTTTGCACTTTCTGTCGCATTTGCTGTTTCTACATAATAATCTATAAACCTTTTTTGTTTTTCTGTTAGTTTGTTATAATCTTTTTCATCTTCCATCTGCCTCACTTCCTTTTCTGTGTTCCTCTATTAGATATTTCATTACATCTACTTTGCTATAGCATTCTTCTTTCTGCTTATATCTATCTTGTAGTTCAAACTCATCTGTTTCTTTGTTATATATTTCTACTTGTTCTCTTTTTAATATTTGGTATTTAGTAAAATACTTGCAATTCTTTTCACTATAAAATTGGAAAGTATTTATTTTATATATTCGTCCTTTTATCGATAAAGAATATAATAATTTATTAATGTTTTGGTTTATGTTCATAACTTTTCTCCATAATAAAAGAGCCTACTATTGTAAGCTCTCTGTTTTATTTCTATTTTATCTCTTCCATTAAGGATTCAATTATATCTATAAATTCTTTGCCTGTTAATGAGCAATCTATATTTTTATTTATAACTTGTATATCCTTTATTTTCTTAAGCTTGTTTAAGTTGTTATTTAGCCTTTCTATCATTTCTCTTGTTATAATACCATAACAACATTCTCTAATTTCTTTTAGAGTTTCCTGAGATATTAGATTATTTTCTTTATTTTGAAAATTTTGAAATTCTGTTGTATATACAAGATAAGCATTTTTTTGTCCTTCATCTAATTCTATTGTATTTTCTTTTCCACAAATAGGACATTTGCATGTCAGCAAATATTTATCTTTGTCCTTAATCATTTTTGTTTCTTCTATTCTAATTTGTTTATTCCTAATTGGTATTGGCCTATGAGTATATCCTTCTTTAATTGCATAATATTCTTTATCTTCTACACAATTCATACATTGAAATTTAAAACACATACTTCATTCCTCCTTTTTCGAGGATTTTATCATATTCTCTTTGAAAAATTTGTCGAAATTTAGCGAAAATACTTATTTATTATTTCATTTATAAAATCATTAATACTTGCTACTATTTCGCATACATCTTCATATGTAAATGTTTTATCGTCGTTTTGATTATGTCCATATTCATATAACCATACGTGAGTTAATTCGTGTTTTAATGTCTTTATTATATTTGCTTGGTCTTTTAGTAACATTATTTTTTGAGTTTTATATATTGTTACTCCTAAAGTTCCATCATTTTTCATTTCATTATTCATTGTTGCTTCATCTACTTCTTCTATTGTCCACTCTGTCTTGTCTATTTCGAATTTCATTCTTATTCTCCTTTTTCGTTTTATATCTAAAACAATAATCATAGTATCTACATTGCTCACATTTTATTTGCATGCAATTTGCATAGTTAATCTTGTCTCTCATAATACACACACTTTGTACACATAGTATCATTGTTTTTGAATATTCTTATTTCACAATCATTTTTGTTCTTATTTTTACATCTTGTACAATACTCTTTTTTATATTTTTCTATTCTTTCTTGATTAGTCATACGTACTCCTTCTTTTCTATTTATAAACACTACGAAATATGTAAGTTATATATAATTGCACTCTAGAACTGAACAGCTGTTGTTGCTATTCTGCTATATATGTTTACATACTTCGCACTACTTATAAAATACAAAAGAAGCATATATCTCTGTTAATACATGCTTCTTCAGAATCTCCTTCTACTGCTTGGTAGATGAGTAATTAGTTGTGATGAATTGTTAATAGCTAATTAATTTTCATAGAATACTTGTTTTCCATATTCTACTGCTACTTGATGTTCTATTTTACATCCTCTTGCACTTTCCCAGCCTCTCATAAATACTACCCCATCTACTTTTCCTATGTATCTTATTGATTGAGATAACATATATATTGCAATATCTTCATTAGCTGGTGCATTCTCAAATACTGTATCTAATACTTTGTTCCCTTGTTCTTCTAATTTTTTTATTAAATTTGCTCTTTCTTCTCTTATTTGTTCGTTTGTTTTACCTTTCATAGGTTGACTTATCATTAAATCCATTTTCATTCTTCCTTTCATAACATAATAAAAAGAATAGACATTTAAAACATCTATTCTTCTAATAAATATATTAAAGGGGCTTTTTTTGCCTCTCGGCTTTTTTACTATTGTTATTATACTATATATTTTTGTATAATACTACGACATTTTTACGACATTTTCACGACATTTAGAATTTTATCATCTTTTCAGTAGCTTTTTCTATAATTCTTTGTATATGTCTATCGCTTCTAGTTTGATTAAACAGCTTAAAGTATAATCTATTTCCTATGTCTTCAGCCGTTCTTCCTTCGACATAATAAGCTGTTAATATTTCTCTTTCTTTATACTTCAATCCTTCTAGTCGATCTTCAACCGCTTCTACCTTTTCTCTTAATTCTTTGACTTCTTTTTCTAATTCTTCTATTTTGTTTTCTAATTCAATTCTTCTTATATCATTTTCTTCTACTTTTTTTGATACTTTATCACTTATTTGGTTTTTACTATGTATATCTTGATTATCTCCGTATGAAGATGTCATATTAGTATCAGAATCAACATATTTTAATTTTATTCTTGATGTCTTTAACTCTTTAAGCTTAATATTTAATCTTGCCTTATTTTCTTTATATTCTTTTAATAATACTATTAAGTTTTCTCGTGTCATTAGTGTACCTCCTTAACTATATTTTTCCACTTCCACACTTTTTTGCTGTGCTTATCATGTTTCCTTTTTCTGTTATTAATTCTAAATCAAATTTTGTAAAACACTCTTTATATCCACATATTTTTTCTTTATATAAAAATATATTATTATTTATCTGTTTTTCAAATATATATTTTCGATTTTTTTTACTTATTATTTTTGGTATTTTCATTCTTTTGTCCTTTCAAATATTTATATATTACTCTTTCAACATAAGCTAATGCTTCATAATTGCTTATGTATCTTCCATCATGTCTATGTCTTACTGTACTTCTTATTATCTTTATTTCTTGATTATATTGTCTTTTATACATTGTTGCTAATTGATTCTTGCTTAATCCTTGTTTCCACTTTTGAATTATCTCTTTGTCTTGCATACTACACCTCTTTAGATTCTCTTTAGAAATTAGAAATCTCTCTAGATATAGTATGCTCTTTTATTTGTTTATTAATTCTTTTGCTTTATTTTCAAAATACTGTTTCCAACACTCTTTATAATTATCGTTACACTTATTTTCACAGTCCAAATCATAATTATAATCTTCAAGTGGACATGTATTTAATATGTTTTTGCTTATTTCTTCTAACATTAAATCTATCGTTTCGTCTTGTTTATCTAGTATAGATAAAATTGTTTCTAATACTTCTACATTTATTGAAGTATTCTTTCCAGTAATTGACTGTGTCAAATTATTTACATGTATTGCCCATTTTATTTTTTCTATTGCTTGTTCTTTTGTCATATGCTAGTCCTCCTTTTTTTCTTCCTTAAATCCTTCATATTTTAAGCATCTTTCTAGTTCTTGTAATTCAGAATAATCTTTTAATTCAAAAACAGAAAAACCATATTTTAATGTACTATATCCACTTTCATTTTCATTTGTTCTAAATGATTTGTTTTTGCAATTTATTGTTATATATATTTGTTTTTTAGTTCCACCATTATATCTATAAGAATAAAAAGTTACTTCATCCATCCTAATTCCTCTACTTTCTTATTTATTGCTTGTAGTTCTTTTTTTTCCAATCCCATCACTTGATGATTTTTATCATTTCTATTTGAACTGAAACAAAATCTTTAGCCATATTAGTCTTTAGAAATTTTAACATTGATTTTTCTAATGCTTTTTCATAATTTTTATCTATTCCTTTTTGATTTATAATAGTATTAATATCTTTTTGTCTCTCTAATTCAACTTTTAATTCTTCATTCTCTTTTAATACTCTTTTATAATCCGATAAAATATGTTCTAGTGCTTTTATTTCACTTTCTTTAATATTTGTACTTGGGTGTAAGATACTCATTGTATAACCTTTATGTAATATGTTTTCTATTATTTTTATATCTTCTTTTATACTATTTTCTTTCACTTAAAACGCCTCCTAAGACTTGTCTCCTTTGATATTCTGCTATTCCTAAATTTAAAATTTGATTAACTATTTCTTCATCTAAAAAATCAAATTTTAAGTTTTCTTTAGGATATCTCTTTGTAAAATAATCTCTTATAACTTGTTTTGTGTATTCATCATCTCGTTTTACTACTTCTTTTATTACTCTTTCTGAAAAAGAAAACATTTCATTCTCTGTTTTTTCTTTCACTATGTATCACTCCTCTCCAGCTCTGTTAAAATTCTATCAATAGCATAGCAATAAGGATAATTTCTATTGCCCATGCCTTTTAAAATATTTGACCAGTCTTTTAATATTTTTTTGTTATATTCTAAATCATCATTGTATTGTTTATGTTCTATATAATACTTATACCAATATTCGCTTTTTTCTGTTGAAGTCATAGTTTTATCTAATATTTCAGTTATAGCTTCTTTTAATTTTCTATTTTCATTATCTAGTTCGTGATTTGTTGTCATAACCCAACAATTTTGTAAAGTATTTTTTGTTTCTTTAGATATTTCCTCTTTACTCATATCTTATTTACTCCTTTACTACTAAATCTATCTCTTTCCACATTTCAAATAAATATTGTTTAGCTTTTTGCAAATGTTCGTTTATTTCTTTTAAATCTTTTTCTGTAATATTGTATATTACAATGTGCCATAAATCTCTTCCATGTCTTTGTAAAGCATGATGTAATTTTAAAATATAACTATCTAATTTATTGCCTAAATCGTCTTCTTCCTGCTCTAAATCAAACCTAAATAATAAATTACAATCAAAATCATAGTCTAAACCACACTTTTCTTTAAATTTCTCCCACGAATTACATTCCATAGTTCTTTTAGTCTCCCAACATTCACAATAATAACTATGATTTGTTTCTTCTAGTTTTAACATATCTATTCTCCTCCTAATAATTCTGGATTATCGTATATATTACCAATTACTTCAATTTCTGCTTTATAATAACTTCTTATTTCTCCAAATGCAAAACCCCTATCTTTGTTCTCTAAATCAACCAAAAGCCACATTCCATTTATGTCATCATATATAACTTTAAATTCTCCACCAAAAGCTGGCTCTTCATAATAGTAACAATCTAATAAAACTATATCTCCCTCATATATTTCTTTTCCGTTTTTATCGTGTAGTCCTGTGTATTGCATTAATATTAGCCCAGTGCTTTCTGGAGCAATAAAAGTATTTTTCATATTAGTATCTAGAAATTCATTCCAATTTAACATTTTCTCAGATACTTCATCCCACGCTCTAAACTTTATATCTCTATTCATCTTCTCCTCCTAATTAAACCAACCAAATATTGTTGGTGTACTTTGTCCTGCTACTGCTATTGCCCACTCATTATGCCACTCTAAATTAATTATATATTTACAAATATGTGCCAACTTATTTTTGCTTTTTGTTTTAAATGTTACAAATAATATCTTGTTTTTAGCTTTATATTTCTTAATATATTTTTCTATTTCTTTTAATGTAGTATCTCCATCTATGGATTGCTCCATATTGCCTAAAAATTCTCTAAGTTCTTCATATTGTTTTTTATTAAGACTATGTACTAATTTATAAAGATAATTAAAGTATTCGTAATATTCTTTTTCAGTTTTCATCTTCTCCTCCTACTTTATAGCAATTAGCCATATAAATTTCTTTTGTTAGGATTGTTTGTATTTTATGATATTCTTCCATTTATTAGTCCTCCTCAAATTTATATTGATTTAATATATTATTTGTTTCTGTATAATCAAAAACTTCATTCTTTTTTGTTATAATTTTGTCTTTATAATATTCTAGTTCATCTTTTATCTCTTTTATTAAATCAGTATTTTCGAATTTAATTTCATCAAATAATATTTGTTTTATAAAATATGGTTCTTCATTATAATTAAATATAAATCCACGGTATTTATATCCATCATTTTGAGGTCTTTCAACATCTGCTTCTCTTATAAGTTCAGTATCAAATAATTCAAAAAAGTTTTTATAATCTTTTTGAACTTCTACTTGTATTAGTTGTGTTCCATCTTCCTCATAAAATGTAATATATGTTTTTTCTTCATTTGTGATTATGCAAAAGTATGATATTGTATCATTTTTTCCCATACTTTTTTGAATCTCTTTAGCTGATATTTTTAATATTTCATATATTTTTTTAAAGTTGTTATATTCTTTTACCATATCATCATACTCTTCTTTATATTTATATTCTTCCATTATTCTTTACCCCACAATTCTTCAAAATTACTTGTGTTCTCTATTTCATCTAAATCTAATGTATCTGATTGTTCTTCTAATTTTGCATTACTTGCATTAAATTCATTATCAATATCTCTTTGAATATCATCAATATTAAATTCTTCAAACTCTCCAAAGTTTTCATTATATTCTTTTACTGCTTTACTAAATCTATCTTTTGATTTCATTGTTTCTAAATTATTTTGTAAGTTTCTTATTCCATTTTCATATTTTTCTTTAGCTTCTAAAAATCTTTCTACTATTAATTGTTGTTTTGCTATTTGTTCTTTTAATACTGATATTCTTTGTTTTGTAGTATTTGTTTCATCATATACTTGTTTTGCACCTTTTTTGTCATTTTTCGTTTTACATATATCAAAACATCTATCTAATCTCTTTAAATTATTTTCATTTTTCTTTAATTCATCTTTATATGTATCTAAAGTACCTTTTGCATTATAATAACTTTCATTAAGTTTTTTTAAAGCCTCTTTTTGTCTACTTAATCCTTCTTCCACTTTTTCTATGTTATCTACTTTCACAATCTTATTAAAAAACCTATCCCATAATATTTTAATTTTTGTTAATTTTTTCATTATTATCTACCTCTTTCTCTTTATTTAATTCTTCAACAAATCCTGTTGTTATAATTCCAGTTGGCAAAGCTACAAATGCTATTCCTACTAAACTTGATATTATACTTATTAATTTACCTATTTCTGTTTTAGGACATATATCACCATATCCAACGGTTGTTAAAACAGTTGTACTCCAATATATTGCTTCAAAAAAATTATTAAAACTTTGTCTTTCAAATTGAAACATTATTAATGCACTTACGAATATAAATCCTATTGTAAATCCACATACAACTTTTAAAATATCTTTATTTTTTTCTACTACATTTTTTATTATTTTAAATTTTTTAGAATACCTTAATGTTTTAGCAATCATTAAAATTCTAAATGTACTAAATAATGTTAGAATTGGGTTATTATAAAATTCACTAAAACACGAAATTATAATTGTTAAATCAAATATTGCCGAAAATGTTATTGGATATTTTATAAAACTAGTTACTCCTTTTTTTAGCCTATAATCTGATGTTATCCATCTTAAAATATAGTCTATTACAAATATCAAAGTTGTTATTATAGTTATTACATAAGTAAATTTATTTTGTTCTTTAAATATTAGTGGAACGATGCTTACCCATATACAAATAAGCATCATAATGTCATACCACTCAAAATATTCTGTATCTTTTTCTACTACTCTATATAATTTTTCTCTTATTTTCATTTTCTTCTCCTATAAAGAACATATAAAAACTATTAACGCTATTAGTCCAATAGTTAATATTGATATAATTCCGATAAAGATTGTCCAGTTATACCATTTCCATCCATCATAAAATGGTTTGTTTTCATTTTCCTCTGTTTTTGCTTCATCTAAAATTTTGTCAATTTCTTCTTTTGAATATCCTTTTTCTTCTAATGCTTTAACTATATCTTGTTCACTAACTTTGTCTTTTTCTTTGTCTTTATCTTTAAAAATTTCACTTAACATATAATAATTAAATATACTATTACTTAATGAATAACTTGGCTGTGTTGAATAATTAGTATAATATGTTGGATTGTTATTTACTATTGTTGTACTTTCTTTTGGTTTTACAGTTTCGTGATTTACTGTTGTTCTTCCTGTTTCACTTTTAGTTGTTGTATAAGTTTTTCCTGTACTTGAACTTGTTGTTGTTTTAGGTGTTGATGAACTTACACTTGATGATTTACTACTACTTGTCGGTGTACTTGCTTTAACACTACTTGAACTTGATTTAGTTGTTGTACTAGGTGTACTTGCTTTAACTGAACTATGTACTGATGTATGTGTTGAGCTATGCACTGATGTATGAGCTCTTCCATATACATTTGTTGGCAATATTAAACATATCCCTATAAAAACTACTAATAAACTTGATATTATTCTTTTAAAATTCTTTTTCATTATTTATCCCCCATTTCTTCTAGCATTTGATTTGCTAAATTTAATACTTTTGTAATTTCTTTATTTTGTTTTACTATATATTCTAAATAAGTGCTTCAAATGTAACTTGTCCATCTTCCATTATTCCATTTAAAATATCTTCACTTATCATTTTTTCTTTTGCTTGATTATAAAAATCTTTTTTTATTTCAAAGCCATACCCATTTCTTCCTGTTTCTGCACAAGCTCTTAATGTGCTTGCACTTCCTGCTACTGGATCTATTACAACATCCCACTCATCTGTAAATATTTCTATTAATCGTTTTAACAAGCTTATTGGCTTTTGAGTTGGATGTATCTTAGGATATACTTTTGAATTGTCTCTTTTCCACTCAAACCAGTTGAATATCATTTTCCCTTTTTGTTCTTCCGTTCTACCATTATTAAATTTGGGTAACTTATCTCTATAAAGCACTACTGCATATTCTGTCGCTCCTACAATTCGCATATTAGCTTTTAATACTGATGCTGAATAATTTTTTACAAATACAAGCGGATAACTTTTCATTAAACCATGTCTTTTCGCCTCATCTATTACCATTTGCATTTGTTCAAAAGCACAGAATACTATCATTGCTGGAGCTTGTCCTTTTTCTTTCGGTTCTTTCTTTAAATATCTTGTACAAAAATCAAAAAAATTGTTTATTTTAAAGTCTTTATCGGTATCAAAGAATGCTTTATTCGCTTTATCACTTTCTCCTTTTTTATTATCTCCATTTATGTACCAGCTTGGATTACTTGCATAAGCATTATTCCCAAGGTTATATGGTATATCTGCTATAATTAGTTGTGCATGTGGTATTCCATATCTTTTGGCATTTTCAAAGTGATCATTGTATAATTCTATTTTACATTTTCTGTTCATCTCTTATGTTCCTTTCATTTAATTTCTTCTATTTCTAGAATAATTTTACTTGATTTCCCATATTCAAAATCATCTCTAAAACCTTTTACAAAGTTTCTATTATCATCTTTTAACTTTCCTGCTTTTACCATACTGTCTAATATGAACTTTTTGGCAAAGCATACATTGTCTAAATCACGTCTTTTGTTTTCTTCAACCCAGATGAAATGGATCTTAATTGGATTTTTATATTCAGGTAATAAATTTATATACCAGCCTATGTCTTTTTCAACATTCTTTTTCATATTAGCTCCAGCATACTTGTTTCTTCTGCATTCATTTATGTATTGATTCAACGATGGTAGCCTAAATGGTATTTCTATCTTGTCCATTTTTCTTTAGCTCCTTTCTCAATTTCTATTGCCAGTTTTCTATTGCTGCCGTAAACCTTTTACACCTCATTACTGGTTTATATTCTTCAATTTCTTGTTTGCTACAACCCAGACAGTAATAACATAGTGTATTCTTTTTTATTTGTTTCATAGGCTAGTCCTCTGGCATTTCATAACATATGAAACCTTTGTAATCTGACATTGCTCCATTTTTCCAAAATTCTGTTATTTCTGCTAATACTTCTTTTGCTCTTTCTTCTGTTTTGTATTCTCCTAAAAATGCACAAATCATATTATCACTAGATTTTTCTGCTTTGATGCAAAAACAATTAGGTTCTGTTGCAAATTCTTCATTTGACCAATTATCTACATACATTCTAAATATTTCATCAAAATTAAATATTTCCATTTTATCCTGACTTATTATTATCATAACTACCTCCTAATCTATTTTTGGAATATGATCCATATTTTTTGTTATCATATCCATTAAATAATATCTTTTAAAACTTACCGATTCGCCAAATCTGTTTTTACTACTTTCCCATTTTGTTTCAAATTCATAACCTAGCTCTTTTAATTCTTTTATTCTTGTTGCTAATTGTGTTATCCCTAAGTCATTGTAAGCATCTTTACTTGTTATGCTTCCAAATTGTCTTATATAATCTATTATTCTTTGCCTTTGATTCATCTTCATTTGTCTATCACTCCCTCTACTTGAATTTTTTATCTATACTCATTAAATCCATAAATAATTGTTCCTGTTCTTCTAGTGTTAATAAAGAATATTCTGTACTATTTTTGCATTGTGCTATTATATTTATTTTTTTATTTTCTTTTTCTCTTTCGATTTCTTCTTTATACTTATTAAATAAATATAAATATATATTCTTTACATTCTTGTTTGTGTTACTTTGTTGTTCTTTTGTTGCTACTTTGTTGTTACTTTTTAATTCTTCAATTTGATAATCTTCCCATTTTTCAATACTTACAACTGAAAATTTGTTGTTACTTTTTATTTTAATCATCTGTAACTTTTCTAATAGTTTTATGTATTTGTAAATTGTACTTTCTGTCATTTTTAATTCTTCAGATGCTTGTTTTCTTCCAAATACAAACTCTCCTTTTTCTAAATTCACTATTTGTTGTCCTACTAATTGCTCTCTTTTTTTATGTGCAGCTTTTAGCAGACACCATATCCAAATTTTCAATGCTTTTTCATTCTCAAATATGGGAGAATTTAATAATTTCCTAAATAATTTTATATAACTTGTATTTTCCATATCTCCCACCTTTTTTGTACAATTTCAGGGCTAGTTTTATGTCTAGCCCTGTTGCTTTATTCTTCATCTAAATCTTTTATAGCTCTTGCCTTTTCCATCTTTACCTTTTCAGCATCTTTTTTTGCTTTTTCATCACAAACAAATTTAAGCATTTCCTTGTAAAATTCTTTATCTATTACTTTTATAATTGTTATTAATTCATCACAAAATTTGCTATCATATTTAAAATCTATTGTTACGTTATTATTCCAGTCTTTTTCATATTGTATATGATCATATAATAATGTTTTAATTCTATCTAACAACATTGTATCTTTATTGTTAGGTTTATCCTTTAATAATAATTCTTTATATTCATCTATACTTATTACTATTTCATTTTTATTAGCCATTTTCTTCTCCTCCTAATATTTTTTATAAATCAATTTTTCTTTGTTCCAATTTGCTCCATAAATACCTTTTAAATAGTTTTCTATGTAATCTTCGTATAATTTAGTATCTTGTCCAAAATCTTCTTTATAATGGCATTCTGGGCATAATGTAACTATATTCTCTTCTATACCTAGACCACCGCTGTGACCTCTTAACAAAATGTGCATTTGCACAAGTTTTTGGAACATATCTTTCACAATAAATACATTTATGGTTATCTCTGTTCCATACTGTTTCTTTTACTTTCTGTGATATTTCACAAGCTTTACTTCTTTTGCTCATTTTTACCCCAGCTTTCTAATAAACTATTTATTTCTGCATCTGATTTTGTTTCTATATTCAAACTTTTTCCTAATTCAACTAATAAATTTATTAGTAAACTCATTTCTTTACTGTTATAAGTTGAGCTTCCATAATAACAATGTACTTTGACACATTTATCTTTTCTGCTTACTTCTTGTACTAAAAATCCTAGTCCTTGCTTTTGCCATATTCTTTTGAAATTTTCAAATGCTTTTTCTTCGATTATCATTGGCTCAAATGAACCGATTTGTAATATTCCATCTTGATATATCTTTTCTTTTGTTATAATTGTTCCATCTTTGCTTAATTCTTTTGCTATCTTGTCACATAGTACCCAACAATAAGCATTACTGTCTAAACTTCTTTTTTGTCTATATTCTTTTATTTCAAATTGTTTATCTTTTGCTTGTTCTAGTAAATAAGTTATTATTTTATTACTTGTTCCTATCATAATTACCTCTCTATATGTTGGTGCATTAAAACATACTCTGAATTTTCTCCCATATTATTCAATAGAAATTCACTTGCTTGTTGTTTACTTAAATGGCTGTCTTTTGCTCTAAATTCATATACATATTTGCAGTCTTGTTGTTTTTCTTTTATTCTTTCTTCTATCTCATCTTCATCGTAATTACCTTCAACAAGATATAAATCATAATTTTTAGCACTTATTCCCTCAACTGTTTTTGTATCTGTCATATAGATTACTTTATAATCATCAAATAGCACTCTATAGCCACATTGTGGTACATCATGATATAATTTAATTGGTACAATTTTAAATAGTTTATAATCGTATTTAGTGCCAATTTGAAGTACATCTATATTTTTTCTTTCAACTCCACATTCTAAAAGTGCTTTTAATAACCATTCACAACAAGCAAATCTTAAAGTTGGTCTTTCTTGTGCTAATTTCTTAATTGTTTCTTTTTTGAAATGGTCTCCGATGTATATGTGTGAGAAGTACTATTTTTATTTGTTTATAATACTTCTCTAATTTTTTAAAAGTAACTCCACAGTCTATTAAAATTATGTCTTTTATTATTGTTGCATTTCCTGTGCTACAACTTGATATAATTTTATAGTTCATTCATTGATACCTCTTTTGTATTTTCTGTTTGTTCTTCTATTTCAGCTTGTACTTCAATAGGTTCTTGTTGTGGAATTTCTTGTTGCATTTCTTCTGCTTCATACATTCCTGCTAAATCTTCAACAAATGTTTCTCTTAATGCTCTTACTTTTGCAACTTTCTCAACCATTGTTGCTCCTTTGCTTCCCCAGTTTGAATTTAATTGTCCTTGTCCTGTTTTTTGTGCTACTTCATTAAAACTTACACTTGAATATGTAGGATGTGTCCAGTCTTTTCTAAATACCCTAGCCCAACCACCTACAAGTTGTTCATTTCCTAATCTAAATGTTCCTTGTCTTTCTTCTACTGTTCCATCATCTTTTTGAACTATAATTCCGCTTTCCATTCCGTCATAATTTGGATTTAATACTGCTCTTTTTAAAATTGCATCTTTTCCCACTACTAATTGTGCAGGTACTCCTGCTTTATATTTAATTAAATATGCTTCTCTTAAAAATGGGTTTAATTTCCTAACTTTGCAAAGTTCTGTAAATAACTTAAATTCTTGATTTGTTATTTTTGCATCTGTTCCTACTATATACTCTTGCACTATACTTGGTGTTAATTTTATTTCATTTCCGTCAATATCAAATTTGACCATTAATTCATTATTTTTTTGTACTTCATTACTCATAATCGTAACCTCCACTTTCTAAAAATTGTTTTAATTCTCTTAATTTTGTTCTTGTTCCTCTTACTGTAAATTTTAATGTCAATATTTCTTCATTCTCTTCTTTTGGTTGTTCTAATGGTTTATTAAATGCATTTTCTAATTGTTCATAACTTTTTTGAGTTATTTCATGATTTTCATTCATTTCAATATGTACTACTTTTTGTTCTTGTCTTTTTTTTTCTTCTTCAATAGCTTTAAATCTATTTGTCACACTTGTTATTGCTTGTGATACATTTAATGTCTGTTTATATTCAACTAATATTTCTGTCTTATGCTCTTGTGTTTCAATTAGTTTTAAATCATCCACTATTTTGTCAATAAATTGTTTTGCTTGTTCTTTTAAACTTTTCATACTTGCTGATAATGTTACATTTATTCTTGCTTGTCCATATGTAATAAAACCAATATTGTTTGCTGTTTTATATTCTTCAAAATACTCTTTTATTTCTTTTTCTTTTTTTGATTTCAATTCATTTTCAACATTATATATTTTTCCTTTTAGAATTACGTCAGCATTTCTAAATTTATCAGATATACATTCTTTATATACATTTTCAAAATCATTGTAAGGTTTTAATACTTGTTCTTTTACCAATTTTCTTTTGCTTTCAAATTCTTTATAATCTTTATTTAATTCTGCTCTTATTTCTTTTATTGTTTTTACTGACTCTTCTGTACATACTAAACTAGTTGCATTTTTTACTCTTTCATCTATAACTGTACTTACACTTCTTAATTGTTCCTCTATTACAGGTAACTGCTTTACTTCTATTAAGTCCTTTATCATTTAATTTTCTCCTTTCAATTTTTTAATTTTTTCTTTTAATTCATTTGCATATTTATAATCTTCACTATCCCATTTATCTTGCATTTTTAAGATAAAATATGCCTTTTCTAATTGTTCTAATGTTTCCATTTTTCCTCCCTCTTGATTTCTACTGTTAAAAATGCTATAATAACAATAGAAATTCATATATTTATGTGTTTTATTGAACTAATTTTCTGATTGGTAGTCTGGAATTAGTTCTTTATTTTCGTCTGTTAAATTATTTGTTAGTAATTCTATATTGTTTCTTAAATCTTCCATTTTCGCTCTTAATTCTGCTGCATTATCTAGTAATATTGCATTGTCTTTTTGTTGCTTTTCTATCATTCTGTCTCTGTTCTTTATTTTTGAATTTAATAGATCTATATCCTCTTCTAAATTGTTTATTGTATCTTTTAACAATTCATTTGCTCTTTCTGCATTTTCATTAAATAGAAGTACTAATAATGCTCCAGACAAAAATCCTGCTATTGCAAAAAACATATATCTTCCTCCTTTCAACTAGTTTCTCTTGATTATGTTTTATCTGTACACTGTTATACAATTATCTAATATATACAAGCTTGCTTGATATACTAAATATACTGACATTGCCCATACTGTTGCTCTTACTGTTGCTTTTCCTATAAGTTCATATAGTTTGCTTTTGTTTATTTTTTTCATTAAATTCACCTCCCTAAATATTTTTCAAATTTGCTTTTTATTATTAAATAGTTCCATTGTCCTGTCTTTCCTTGAAATGCTATTCCAAATGGAAATTTGTCTTGTCTTAATGCTGCTCTAACTCCTTCAACACTCATTTTTAATTTTGGTGCAATATCTGCAGGAGTTAACCTTTCTACTTCTTCATTATCATCTTCCAAGTTCTCACCCTCTTTCTTTTTCTGTATCGGTTCGTGGTTATTTTTGATTTCTTTTGAAATCACTTTTTATAAAAAAAATATCATCAAATTGCCTGTTAAGTACTCTACAAATATTAACTGCTAGTTCTGGACTAGGATTTCTTTCCCCATTAGCTATTAAACTAATTTGAGTTTGTGAACAATCCGCTTCTTTTGCCAGCTGTCTGTAAGAAAATCCTTCTTTAGTTATAATGTTTTTAAATATTTCCGCGTCCTTAAGTATTATAGTTCTATTTGCCATTTTTTCATCTCCTTTCTGTTTTCTTTTGAAAGCATTATATCATATAGATTTCATTTGTCAACACTTTTTTAATAATTTTTATAAAATTCTTTACAAAAGTAATCATAAATGATATAATATTATTGATTGGAGGAATCATTATGGAAATGTCTCTTAAAGAAATGGGCCTATATCTAAAAAAATTACGAGAAAATAAAGGATTATCCACTAGAGAGGTATATGAATTAGCTAAAGTTTCAAATAGCTACTTATCTCTTGTAGAAAATGGACACCGCAGAGCCAGTGCAGTAGTTTTGAAAAAATTAGCTTCAGTATATGGAGTTAGTTACTTGGATTTATATGTTAAAGCTGGTTATGCTGATTTAGCGGAATATGAAAAAAATAAAAATTCTAATTTTGTTTCAAAAAATAACATTGATACAGAAGGACTTGATGATAATGATATTGAAGAATTAAGGCGATTTGCTGAATTTTTAAAGAATAAGAAAAAACAAAATAAGAATAAATAAAAAAATAAGGAATAGATGTAATCAATTTTACCACGAACCGATACATTTATTCCTCGCAAACACTATTAAAAGTGAATGTACTAATATTATACAAAAAATACTTTCACTTTTCAATAGTTTATTAAAAATAAATTATAAAATTGGAGGTATTTTTATTATGAAAATTATGAAAAAAAGAGCAAATGGAACAGGGACAGTAGCTTTTTTAGGGAAAGGTCGTCAAAAACCTTATGCTGCAAGAATATTAATAGGTAAAGATTTATATGGTAAACCATTGTACTATGATATCGATACTTTTGAAGAACAATTAGATGCTTTGGTATGTTTAGAAATATACCATAAAAACCCTATACCATTAAAAATAAAACAAAATAAATATGACAGGATTGCATTCTTTCCTAAAGTTCCATATCCTCTTGTACCTGTTAATATCATAAGTGCAAATATACATAGAAAAAACAAAAGAAACTATACTTTTAAGCAAGTTTTTGAAGAAATGAAAAACAATCTATTTCCAACTAAAGAAGAAATGCAAATTGAAAGAGAGAAGCACATTAAGCCTGGTAATGGTAAATTTGCATTACATAGTTCATTAAATATGATAAATGCCTATAATCATTCCGAAGAACTTTATGATAAAATTTATAGAGAATTAAGAACATCAGATTTTCAATCATTTTTTAATGGCAAAACTCCATCATCTATAAAACAATGTATTACTTTATTAAAAAATATGGATAAATATGCATATAATGAAGATATTATTGACAAAAAATATACTGACACATTAAAAGCAACTGGTTCACATATTCAAAAAAATAAAAGAATGCCATTCACTTATGATCAAATTGACTATTTATGGAAAATCCAAACCGATAATGATAAAGAAGATCTCGTTAGAAATATCCTTTTACTTGCCATTTATACTGGATGTCGTGCGGAAGAATTATTCTTTCTTTACACTAAAAACATTCATTTAAAAGAAGGGTTTTTTGTTGGAGGTATAAAAACTGCAAATGGTATTAACAGAGAAATCCCTATACACCCTGATATTAAGTCCATTTTTGAAAAGTATTATAATGAAAATAACGATTTTTTATTTATGAAATCTAACGGTAAAAGACTCTTTTATGCAGACTATAACACTTATTATAGATTATATTTCAGAGGCAACCACCCATTCCTAGCAAACAAAACTGCTCATTGTGGTAGACATACACTTGAAACAGAATTACAAAGATTAAATATAAAACAAACAATAATAAATTCTATTATAGGTCACAAAAATGGTAATATTGGAAGTGATACTTATAATCATATTTACATAGAGGAAAAAATTGAAGCAATAAAACTTGTAACATATAAAACTGGAAAAATTATTGTGTTAAATAATATTAGAAAAACATCATAAACTTCTATAAATTCTTATAAATTAATAACAAATTAATAACAAATGCTGAATATCAAGACTTCAACCCCTTGAAATATCAGCATTTTATTATATATTTGTTATTCCTGCTAGTATCAACATATCATTTTTTCACATATTCATTTTTTATTGATACTTATAGCTTTTGCTGTTATAGCAACAAATTCACAGTTTTTCAATATCTTTATCAGTTGCTATAAATTTCAATGCGTTAATAACAAATTAATAACAATTGCTGTTGTCTTCAAATTCACTAATCATCTTTTTTATTTCATCGACATCGCATCCATTATTTATTCCTAATTCAAACATCTTTAAAATTACTTTTTCTTTTTTATTATATTTTTTGCTTAATTTTTTTGTTTCATCTAATACTACATTATTACACATTAATATTCCCTCTCTTTCGTAAATCAAATCATAATTCACTTTCAAGGGGTTGTAATCTTTTTCTATTATATTATTCCTTTTCTTTTTTGTAAATACCTCCATTTTATTTTTTTCGTCATTTTTTTCTTTCATAAATAAAAACCTCTCTTTCGTAAATATAATTTGACAATTTACTCTTAAGAGGTTATACTTAATTTACAGTTAACTCTTTCGAGTAAATTGTTTGTGGAAAAGAGATGTGTTAGATTTGCGGTCCTTGCATCTCTTTTTTCTTATTATAACAGATTTATTTTCTATGTCAAAACCCGTTTTCGACAAAAAAAGCCTGTAAGTATTGAAAATACTACAAACTTTTTTTATAATTTTCTGAATTTTTTTATTGGTCAAAATTTATTGTTCGGTTTCTAAGCTCATGCCAATTTACTCCTGATATATATTTTATGCTTTCTGATGACAATAACTCATGTTTCTTTGCATATTTATTCCATTCCTGTATTGTAGGAAATCTTTCTTCTTTTCTTGCTATCTCTTTTAAATAATTTATTGATTCGTCATATTTTAAATATATAAGACTATTTTCTGGATATTGTACTTCTTTTTTATAATATTCATTTAATATTTTATCAAAATTTTTACTTATCTTTTTAGTTTCTTTTGAATTTAACCCATATTCTTCTATTACTATATGTAATTTTCTTCTTATTCTCTCTAATCTTTCTCTCATCTCTTTTTCTCCATCTTTTGTTTTTTTATATTATAACATATTATTATATAAATATGCATAGTGTAAAGCTGTATTGTTAAATTTTATGTCGAATTTTGTTATAAAACGTAATTTTTTAATAAACACTTGCCCTTTCACAATCAATTTTAAGCTATTTTATTTTTTATTTAATGTAGTTATATGCCTTTATTTTTCAATATTTTTGATAATTTTATCTCTGATGACAAATTCCGACAATATTTTTATTTTTCATGTGATATAGTGTAGAAAAAAGGAGGAATAAAAATATGAATGAACAACATCATACAAATGCAGTTAGTATGGAAGAACTTATGAAAAAAGAATTTAAAGCGGAAAGATACGATTTAGGTGGTATAATAAATTCAGATTATATAGATAGAAATTTAAATTTTTGGAATTGTATAATTATTATTATGGCTAAGTATTATTCTGATAAAAAACAAAAAATTGACGATTTTTTAGAAAAATATAAAAATTTTTCTGACATTGAATTAAAAAATATTCAACAAGAAGATTTTGAATTAATAATGGATGAACTCTCAAAACTTATACATGAATTAAATTAATTTGATAAGCTAAAGGCAGATTAATATTATTCAATCTGCCTATTTTATATAATTTAAAAATCTCTTGAAAGATTTTCGTTTTTTATATTTTAGTACAATATTTTAAACTAATCCATCCACTTGGAGTTAAACCAAATTCGTTTTGAATTTTAGTAACTGTTGTTATTACTCCTCGTTTTAGTCCATTAGTATATTGATTTCCTAGTTTTTTGTTCTGATATCTTGCATTATATGTTAATTGTTTATACTCTTTTATTATATATTTTGTACTAGGACCAGTGCGAACATTTAATACATTTGCATTAACTTTATATGTTCCTGTAGTGTATTTTTGAAGTTTTTCATTTTTTGCAACAGTTATATACTTAGTTGTATAAGCTAGTGAGATCCATCCTAAATTTGTCTTTCCAAAGTTGTTTGACTCTGCTAATATAGTTACTATTGAGCCTTTTGCATATCCACCAACTCTTGAATATGAGGTACTAGCTCCACTTCTTATATTTAAACCACCATTTGCTGTTACTTTAACTTGATAATTTACTTTGTTTATATTAGATTCTACTTTATCTGTCACTGTTGTTGTAGTTGTATTTTCTTTTATGTCTGTTCTATCATTTTTGAAACAGAAGAATTTTTGATAATTTGCATATTCTCTAAAGTTTTCTATTGATACATATACTGTATTACCTTTTACTGTTGCTAATCCTCTACGGCTAGATACATCAAATTTTCCATTATACAAATATGGATCATATACTTTTATATAATCTCCTTCTATTCCTATAAGAACAATGAAATGTCCTCCGTATGTAAATAAACCTTGATTACAACTTGCTATTATGTAATTATTATCTTTTAATTTCTCTACTGCGTCATCTAATTTGTAACATTCACTGTACTCAATATCAAATATATCAGCTGTCCACTTAAAAGCACTCCAGTATGTTCCTTGATTTGCACTTCTATAACCGTATTTTGTATATAATTCTGCCATTTTATCTGGTGTTATATTTCCCTTTATGCTAGACACTACCATTGCTGCTGATGTTGGTCCACAGCCACTTGAACCTATTGTTTGAGATTTATTTTCTATACTAGAATACATTTTACTAGACCATCTGCCATCTAATTGAGAATAGTATGTTAATCCTGCATATTCTCCAATTTCTACACTTGGTGTTTTTTCTGAACCTTCATAAGCAATAATTCCTTGTTCTTCAAACCCCTCTGATTCTGTTTCTTGAACTTCTAGACTTTGCTCGTCTGTTTCTGTTAGATTTGGTATCTCTGTACTAGATTTATTTATTTCATCTACTACTGTGTTTATTGCCTCTGATATCTTATTTGTATCAACTTGTCCAGTTTCATTATATTCTAAATAAACATTTAACAATATAGATACTGATACCAATATTGCTACTATCAAGCTTATTGTTTTTGTTTTACTTTTAAATATTTCTTTTAATTTATTTTTCAATTTTCTCCCCTCCTAATCAGTTATTTCAAATTCTTTTACTTTTTCCATTAATGCTTCTATAAATGAATTACCTTTTAGTTTAAAATAAATTTCTGCACTATGCTGTATGCTCTCTAATTCATAATGTGTTATCTTTTTATCTTCTTTGCATCTATCATATATAGTCAATATGTCATTTCTTAAGCTACACTTTGTTGCTTCTATCATTGACATGCAAAAACTAAACATTCCAATCGAAAATGTACCCAGAAATGTAATTAGAAACCAATAATCTTTAAAAAACTCTAATACTTGCATTATTTTTCCTCCTTTGTAATATTTAATACTTTTTGTATATCTGCCATTGCAGTTACATCAAAAATCGGACTTATTTCATCTGTTGAATAAATATGTGTTGTATCTTCATAACTAGTTGCTTTTTGTATTTTATTTGCTATTACTTTTTGTTCATCTGTAAATGCTATTCTTTTTTCTGTTGCTGTTTTATAATAAATAGTAATGTTATTAGTAGATAAGTATTTCTTAAATGCTGCTACTGTGCTTTCTTCTAATCTTGAAGATTGCATATATATAACAACATTATTCGGATAATTAGAACTTGCATTTCTTATATGTTCTGTATTAGAAGTATCTCCATATTTTGAAACTAACTTATCACATAATATCTTATCTTCGTCTACTCTTTTTCCATTTTCTAAAATATTTAAGCAATTTATTACTGTATATTCCCCACTACTTTCTACACTAAAATTAGAGTCGTTTTCAGTACCATTTAAAACTAATTTACTCCAATTATGTACTTCTTCTTTATTGTCATAGTCAAAATAATCATCTGTTAGCATTTCTTGCTGCACTGGTATACTATACTCTTGTTTTTGTGTCTTATCAGAATTTTCTATTATAGCCTTAGATGATCCTTGATCATATTGACTATGTTCCCCTACTTCTGTGCCTTCTACTATTTTCACTGTATAATCCACATAATCGTTTGCATCGCACTCACTTCCTCTAGTTGCATAAAACCAAGCAAATAAATATCTATTACTATCATTTATAATATTTGACACTTTATAGTTTAACATGATCACACCGTCTGTTGTGTTTTGAGTTTCATCATACTTTTCATTTGATTTTGTTCCAGTATAATCCGTATTATTTTGCCTTAATACTAAAAATCCCTTATTTGTGCTTGTACTAGATTTTACTTTTACTTTTATGGTTAGTGTTTTACCTGCATATTCCGTTAAATCCATTATTTTAAAACCTGCTGCATTATTAGAATTTTTTGAAGTTGTTGCAATTATTCTAAAATTAGTGCCATCTGTAATCTGTTCGCTAGCTTCATTATAATTTCTATAAGGGTATTTTAAAATATTAAATAGATTTACATTGCTACCAACGGTTTTTATTTTGACTGAATTTTCTAAATTTGCTTCTCCATCTCGTTTTACATTTCCATAAATTGCAAATTTTCTGAATTGCACATCTTTTACTGTGTTATTTAATGTTATGTCCTCACCTTTTTGGCTAACAACTGATATTGTATTGATTATATTTTTTAGATTTTCTAAGTCCTCTTGAATTTTTGATATACTATTATCTTGTTCCGAATTTTTTATTGTTACTTCTTCAATGCTTTGTTTTATTTCTGTATCATCATAGTTCTCTAAATTTTCTAATTTTTCTTTATAATTACTTGTAAAATCATTTGTTGATAATTCTTTTCCTTCTACTTTATCTATTTTGCCATTTACTTGTTTTTCTATTTCTTTTGCATTATTGTCTATTTTATCCCAATTCTCATTCAATGTTTTTTCAATATCAAAATTGCTATTTAGATCCACTTGATCTAACATATCCCATTTGAATAATTGTAGTTTTTCTGTTTGATTTGACATTACTTCCTCCTATCTCTAGCTTGCTGCAACATATACAAGAGTTGCTAGCACTTGTGCTACATTTTGAGTACTACCAGAGTTTTGATACATTTCAACTGCTCCTGTTGGTCGAATTTGTATATATGAATTATTTAGTGGCTTATATGCAGTATCCTTTATTACTGCTTGTCCTACTATTAATTTTCCTGGTCTATATGCTTCTGCTAGTGTTATTAAAGTTTTTGCTGTGTTACTTGCTATATTAGATATACTAGCCGTATAGCTTATACTTAATACAACTAGACGTCCTATTTTATAAATTGTTCCTATGCTTATGTCTGATGAATTTACTGTTAATTCTTTAGCTATATTATTTTGAAATGTATCAAACATTGTCTTATTTAACTTTGTTGTTCCATTTTGAAAATTAATTTTATTCATTCATTTTCTCCTCAACTTTCTTATTTTCTTCTTTTTCTGTCTCATATTTCTTACTATCCATCTGTTCTTCTTCATAGCATAATTTATCAACTTGATTTTTTATCTTCTCTAAAATCAAGTTGATTATACAAGGTGGTAATTGTGTATTATTTATAGTCTCTATTATTTTCTTCTCACCATCTCTAATCATTAAACTCGTAGGTTTCATTTTGTTCCTCCTTCATTTTTTGTTTTTGTTCTTCTTTCCATTTTAGATATTCATCATAATCTTTATTAATAAAATCTGGTTTTTGTATTTCTTTTATTATAGTATTCATTTATACCTCCTTAATTTTGCTGGTATGTTATATGATCTATCATTCCATCTACTACTTTAATTCCAGTAATTGTTATATTTTTCAATTCAATATTTAGAAGTGATAAATTCCATTTAGTTATTAGCCCATTTTCAACTGTTATTCCACCCCCTGCTTTTGAAAATAAAGTTCCACTTGCTGTATTCCTTATATAAGGTACATCATCAATATCTTTGAAAGAAAATACGTGTGTGAAATATGTTCCATCAGAAGAAGTTTTTGAAATATTTAAAGAAACTCCATTATGCAAACTTAAAAAGAGATATCCATTATCCTCTTGAGTTGATACTAATCCTCCTATTTCATTTCCATTATTATTATAAAATCTAATTCCACTTCCTGAAAAATCTATTAATTTTTTTCCATCATTTGCTACAACTTTAAAATTTCCTTCTTTTACACTCACTTCTCCATCATCTGTTAACTTGAATTTATCACTTGTTATACTAATTCTATTTCCTGTCAATGCAATTTTATCAGCACTAGCATTTATTTCACTTATTAAATTTTTTGTATCTACTTTTAATTCTATTTTTGCATTTATATTCTTTTCTAATGTATTTATTTTTCCACTTGTCTCTAATGAAATCTTTGAACTTGTTTCTTCTAGTTTTGAATTTACTTGAATAGAAGTATCATAACTCTCTAATTTTTCATTTACAGATAATTTAATTTCCTGTGCTGTTTGTTTTATCTCACTATTCATTTTTACATTAGTTGCAAATACTTCTGAATATTCACTTTTTATTGCCCATTTTGCTGATATTTCCGCAGTATAATTTTTTATTGATAAAGTATTATTTCCTTCTTCTAGCATTATTGAAATCGTTCCTAAACTTTCTGTAACTGCTTTATCTTTTATTGTTCCATCTGCATTTATTCTTCTAATAACTTGTGCTTTTCCTTCTTTTAAAATATACTCATCATATACTGTTCCATTTTGTCTTAATGTATCTTGTATATTTAACTCATACTCCTTGCTTTTACCATTTTGGTCTTTTATTACTATTAAACTATCTCCTTTTAGATATAAATCATCGCTTAAATATAAATTGTCACTTAATTTTAAAGATTCAAATACTGTATTATTTCCTTTTATGTGTAATTCTAATAAATTTCCTTTTATACAGTTTTCCAATGATATTGTTCTTATTCCTTCTATACTTCTAGTTAAATCTGCCATGTTAGATACTTTATCTGTTATGCTGTCCATTGTTTGCTCATGTTTAGTTAGTTTTTCTTCATGCTCTGTTGTTTCTTGAACTAGTTGTGTTATTTTTCCTTCTATTTGATCTATATTACTTTGTATTCTTCTATTTAAAACTTTTTGACTTTCTTTTTGTACTGTAGTTTCCTGTTTCTGTTTTGTACTTATTGTACTTTTTATATCAGCTATAAATCTTGTTTGATAGTTTAATTCTCCTTGATATATTACTGCTTTTCCATTTACAACGATCTTATCTCCTACATCTAAGGCTGGATCTATTATTGTTTTACCTTCAAAACAGTTTGCTGTTAGTCCATTTACTTGCTTATATATCTTTTGAATTTGATCTTCGTCTACGATGAACATATTTTCCTGATTTATCCATAAATTATTTCTATTTTCATTTCCAAATTTGAAACTTCTAACTCCATCTTCATAAGATACTTTTGATATTTGATATTCTTCTCCCCATTTATAACTTCCAAATAGTTCTAATGATACTTCTTGTTCATCTTGATATATATTTCTTATATACAATTTTCCATCTCTACCTGCAAAAGCAAATCCTCCTGCACTTTCTGCAATATAACTTATATATTCTCTAGCGCTTACTGTATTATCATATACTGCTATTTTTTTATCGGAATTTAAAAAAGACACAGAGCCTAATTCTACTCCTGCCTTTGAACATATAGCTTTTAAAACCTCTAGCAATGTTGCAGGATATGTTAAGGTACTTCCATCATACTTAAATTCAAATTTTGACATATTATCTATACATTTTATGGTTAATGTGTTGTCATCATTGTCTTTGTACTCATCTACATTAAATATTCCTATTGGTATTATTTCATAGCCATTAGTATCTCCAGTTAAACTTCTTACCTTTATTCCTTTTAATGTTCCTAAAATACTTGTATTTACTTCTGATACTTTTAAAGATTCATTTATTTTTATTCCATAATCTACCTTCACTTTTTTCATATTTTGAGGCATTTTATCCTTATATATTTTAAATTCTATATATTTACTAGTTGTACTCCCTAATTCTAAATTTTCTTCGAATAATGTTTGTCCTACTTTAAAATCTAAAATATAATCTGGATTTATTAGTTTATCATCTATGTAAATATTTAATATACTTTGTACATTTTTATATATATTTTCTTTCCATTTTTGACTTGTATTATACACTTCAAGCCCTCCTATGCATTCGATACTGTTTGTTTCTGTTGTGCCGTCAATTCTTTTTGCATTAAATTAAAAGACACTTTCCATTTTGATTTGGAAGTGTCTTCATCATTACCTGTTTTATGCATTTCACTCGTTCTTTTACTTACTCTAAATTTTGCATTTTCTAGCATTCCACCTTTTACTGCTGGACATTTTACTGTTACTATTAAAGGATTTCTATATGTTAGCTGTAATAATTTTTCTGCTTCTTCTTCTGTTAAGTAATCCCATGTCATTTCTAATTTGAGCATTCCTATAGCAATTGGATTGTCTATTAATGCCCCAGTAACCTTTGATGTATAACTATCATTGTCCGTGTCCTCTATATTGTCCTTATATGTACTTGGTGTTTTTTGAATTACACCATCTACTTTCCATAACATATTCTACCCTCCTACTAATGCTTCTATGTCTTTTCCTGTTCTTCTTGTTCTGTCTCTTAAATCTTCTAATAAAATTTGTCCTAATTTTTGATTTCCTACATTTACTGTCAAATATATTGGTCTATCATTATTGTTTCCACTATAATTAGATAATACATCTTCAAATGTGTCACGCATAATATTTTGTGGTGTTGTTATCTCTGGGTTGTTACTTGCTCCTGAATATTCTCCAAATATTGCAAGTGTTTCATCATATGCAACATTTCCTTTTGCTAGTCTTGGCAAAGTTAACTTATTTATAGTTCCTACTGTAACACCTGGAATTAAATTTATTAGTTTTATTCCTCCATTTATTAATCCTATTGCACTATTAATCGTATTTTCAATTAGTGTTATGACTCCATTAATTCCATTTTTTACTGCTCCTGAAATTGCATCTCCAATCTTAGTTCCTAAAGCTGAAAATGTATTTTTGATTCCTTCCCAAATTCCGCCAAAGAAGTTGCCTATATTACTAAAAATATTCCTTATACTATTATAAGCATCTTGAAATTTCTCTGAAAACCATTGACCTACATTACTAAATGCATTAGTAATATCATTTCTTCTATCTTGAAACCAATTTCCTATGTTTTGAAATGTATTTACTATACCATCTTTTGCATTTTTAAACTTATCTGAAAACCAATTTCCTATATTTCCAAATATATTACATATATTTTTCCATAAGTCAGAAAAGAAATCACCTATATTTTTACACCAATTTGATACAGTTTCTTTAATTTTATTACATACATTTATTACTGTTTCTTTTATCTCATCCCAATGTTTAATACACAAAATTATTATTGCTATTATAGCTGCAATAGCAGCTGTAATTAGAATTATTGGTGCATTTGCTGCAATCCATGCCGCTGCATTTGCAATAAGTATTCCTGTTTCTTTAGATTTCACCACTGAATATATCTTAGTTGCAGTAGTAACAAGACCAATTGCTATAGCAATTGCTTCTATAATTGTTGCTGTGTTTTCTCCAAACAATCCACTAAGTATTCCATCAACTGAACCTATAGCATTTTTTATAGTTTCTTTTATTGCATTCCAGATTCCAACCCAATCAATATTTTGTACAAATGTCTTTACACTTTCTCCTATTGCAGTCCAATCAAATTCTCCTAAAAATGCACTTATTGAATTGAATATTCCTTTTACTCCTTCTCCTAAAGTTTGCCCTGCTGTTGCCCAATCAATATTTGTTATAAAACTTGTTATACTTTGTGCTATTGATATCCCAAATTGACGCCAATCAAACGTTGTGACAAAATTGAACCCTAAATGAATGATTGCATTTAATACATTAGTAAATGTTTGTCCTATTTGATTCCAATCTATTGTTGATATACTTGAATTTAAAAAATTTGCTATTGATGTTCCTATATTCCCCCAATTAATTGTTTTTAATAAGGTATTAGAGAAAAGAAACGCCGTATTAATTCCATTTCCTATTGTAGTTCCTAATAATGTCCAGTCAAATCTATCAGTAAATCCATTAATAAAATTACCAATATTGTTTGCTATATTCTTTGCTGCATTTTGTATCTTATCCCAAGGAATTTTCTGCATTGCCTCATTTAATTTTTGTCCAATTATTGAACCAACTTCATACCAATTTCCATTACTTATAGCATCCAATAAACTATTCGTTGGGTCTAATTTTGACATATCTCCCACATTTGGACTCGTATTACTATTATGGTCTCCAACATTGTTTATTTCACTATGGATGTTTGACAGTTGTTTACTTGTATTCTTGGCTTGCTTTTGTGCATTTTTAAATGCACTAGCACTCGCATTAGCAAATATATTTATCCTAAATAATGCATATACTACTGACTGAATGGCTTTTAATAGTTGATATACACAATTTGTTACAAATTGAATTACTGGTGCTAAAGCACTTCCCATAGCATATTTCATATATTCAATATTTGCACTTAATTGTTTTGCTCCTGCATTTTGACTTGATAACCAGCTATTTGCACAATTACTTAATACAGAGTAAATCCCTCTTAATGAAAATAATGCCATTGCGTATTTTAAGACATGACTTAATCCACTTTTTATTCCACCACTCCATTGTTGAATTTGATTTTTTATTCTTACTGTAATTCCTGACATTTCATTCATTTTAGGTAAAATTTTTCCAATACTAGAAAAAATAGTAGAAAAACCTTTTCCACTATTTCCTTTTTCTAAAGTTTCTTTTTTATTATTTAATCTTTCTAATTGTGCTTCTGCTTCTATTATTTCTTTTGTGTTCAAATGTATTTTTCCGTTTTTTGCATTTTCTAATTTTTCTTCTATTTCACTTATTTTATATTTTACAAGTTCTAATTCTTTACTATTAGGACATGCTCCACTTAATGATTGTTTAAATTGCTGCATTGCAGGTTTTATTTGTTCTATTTTTGTTTTTAGTTTTTCCCATAAATTGAACGAACTAACATCTGGTTTTATGTTTTCAAATTCTTTAACATTTCCTGTATAACCTGTTATTTTAAATTTTGGCTGTTTAATTTCTGGCTTTTTTATTTCTTCTGATGTATCTTTTAATCCTTTTAAATTACCTGTTAATTTTTTTACTTCTTTTGAATAACCTGCTATTTTTTGTATTTCAAATTCCTTACCATTAATCGTCATTCCTGTCGTATCACTTGGATCAAACTCACTTGCTTGAATCTTTTTTTCTCCTGCTTTTAAACTATTACTTTTAAAATTTAGTTTACCGTGCTCTAGTTTCTTTATTTAACGCTTCAATTTCTTTTCTTACTTGTTTTATTTGTTTAATAGCATCTGCATTTGTAACTTTTATTTTTATTTCATTATTTTCAGAACTATTTTTTAATTCCTGCATTTTCTTTTTCATAATGCTAACCGCTTGATTTAATTTGCTTGTCATTGCTTTTGTGTCTACTTTTGAAAAAACATCTTGAATCTGTTTCATTTTTTCTTTTATTGCTGGTAACATTTTTTCAAATTCTTTTAATGCTTCTTCTAC